GCTTCAGCGACACGCGTGAAGGACACGAATTGGGGAATTTTCCCCAACTACCGAAAACCTAGGCTTTGGGGGCCTGGTCCGGTCGTTTGGCTAAGGTAAAACCAATTCAGTCTAACTTTGTGCGCTGCGATTCCGTTGCCAACTAGCAACTTACGCAACCGCTCAAAATAATTCTGGACGGCTGAAGCGTTTTGTGGGATATTGCGTGCGTCGGAGGCAATCAAGCCCGAGACCAACACGAAACATGAGCAATACGAACGAAACCCTGACCAATGAAGCGGCCCGCAAAATGTTCAGCGAGTGGCTGACTGGTAACGATGAGCGGGACGCCCAGAAGCTGAAGCGTGCTTTCCGCACGGTCGGCCTGTCGATCAATCAATGGCGGCAGATTGTTGCCGAGATCAAAGCGGAGGCTTCCTAATGATCCGTGCCGCCCTATTCCTCACGCTGGCCGGTGCGGCTTCGGCCGCGCCGAGTCCGGCTTTCTTCCGCGCGCTTCACTTCGTCGAGACCAGCGGGCGTCATGGCCCGATCCTCGGCGACAACGGCGCCGCGCTCGGACCCTTGCAGATTCACCGCGCATATCACCGCGACAGCGGCGTGGGCGGCGACTATTCCAACTGCGCGGATCTGGCTTATTCCCGCCAGGTTGTCGCGGCCTATCTCAAGCGGTTTGCGCCCAAGGCTTGGGCTAATGGTGATGCCGTGACGCTTGCTCGCGTCCACAACGGCGGTCCGGCCGGCGCCCAGAAACGCGCAACGCTGGCTTATGCCGAGCGGGTCAAGCGCGCGATGGGAGGTGCGCGATGAACTACGAGACTTTCTTGGATGCCAAGCGGCACGTCGGTGCGCGTCATGGGTTCACTCCGGCTTTCATTCCGGACAAGCTCTTTGACTTTCAGCGGGCGCTCGTGACATGGGCAGTCGAGCGTGGCCGGTCCGCGATCTTCGCTGACTGCGGACTGGGCAAGACCGCGATCCAGTTGACCTTCGCCGAGAACATTGTTCGCCATACCAATCGACCCGTGCTGGTGCTGACTCCGCTTGCGGTCGCACGCCAGGCAGTCGAGGAGGGTGCCAAGTTTGGCATCGAGTGCGTCCGCTCTTCGGACGGCACGTTTTCAGCCGGCGCTCGCGTGGTCGTGACGAATTACCAGCGTCTGCACCATTTCGACAAGACTCAGTTTGCCGGCATTGTCTGCGATGAGTCCTCGATCCTGAAGAACTTTGATGGAATGACCAAGGCAGCGGTCACAGACTTTGCGCGCAAGATTCCATATCGGCTGCTATGCACCGCGACCGCGGCGCCTAACGACTACATCGAGCTCGGAACCTCAAGCGAGGCACTCGGCGAGATGGGCTTTTCGGATATGCTCGGCCGCTTCTTCAAGAAGCAGGGGCCGACAACGTCGCGATCCGACGAGCACCGCGCCGGAGTCTGGCGCTTCCGCGGTCACGCTGAGAAGGACTTCTGGCGATGGGTTTGTTCCTGGGCGCGCGCGGTACGCCGTCCGAGTGATATGGGCTGCGACGATGGGCCGTTTCAGTTGCCGAAACTGACTACGCGCGAGCACGTCGTGGTCGCACGCAGTCAGCGCGATGGAATGCTTTTCGACCTGCCGGCAATGTCACTTGCCGAGCAGCGTGAAGAACGCCGGCGCACGCTGACAGAACGTTGCGAACTGGTCGCAAACCTGGTCGGCAATACCGGGAAGCCGGCGGTCGTCTGGTGCCACCTTAACGACGAAGGCAAGACGCTTGCCAAACTCATCCCCGATGCAGTCGAGGTTTCGGGTGATGATGACGACGACAAGAAAGAGGAGACCTTCGAGGCTTTTGCCAACGGTACTATCCGCGTTCTGATCACGAAGCCGCAGATCGCCGGCTTTGGTCTGAACTGGCAACACTGCGCGCATCAGACCTTTTTCCCTTCGCATTCGTTTGAGCAATGGTACCAGGCCGTCCGCCGTTGCTGGCGCTTCGGTCAGAAGAATGACGTGATGATCGACGTCGTTGCATCTGAGGGAGAATCCGGCGTCGTCTCGAATCTTCAACGAAAGGCAGACCAGGCCGACGCAATGTTCAAACATCTCGTCTCTCTCATCAATGACGAGCTTCGCATTGAAGGCGCGAAGCATCAATCCTTCCAACCTGTTTTCCCCAAGTGGCTATGAACAACGACAAATCCCACATCACCGAGCGATTCGCGCTCTACAACTCAGACTGCATCGACGTCATGCGCGCCATGCCTGACGGGTCGATTGATCTCTCGATTTACTCGCCGCCATTCTGCGGTCTCTACAACTACTCCAGCAGCGAGCGCGATCTGTCGAACTGTCGCTCTTACTCGGAGTTCTTCGAGCATTACGACTTCGTGATCTCGGAGCTGGCGCGACTGACCAAGCCTGGCCGCATCACTGCCGTGCATTGCATGGACGTCGCAGGCAAGGGCAATGGTTCGACCGCGCGGATGGGCGTTGCGGCAAATGTCGGATCTGGGCTTATCGACTTTCCTGGTGACATAATCCGCGCGCACGAAAAGCACGGGTTTCAGTTCTGTATGCGGCGCGTGATCTGGAAGGAGCCGCTTGGCGTCCGCTTGCGGACAATGGCAAAGGGTCTGGCGCACGCGCAGATCGTCGAGGACTCGACTCTCTGCGACGTGGCCGGCGGGGATTACCTGCTGTGCTTCCGTCGCGAGGGCGAGAACACGATCCCGGTAGCGCATCCGACTGGACTTCACTCCTACGCTGGCGAGCGGCAGATGCCGCGCGAACTGCTGGAGTGGAAGGGCCACGAAGGGAAGCAGACCGAGAACCGTTTCTCGCACTGGATCTGGCGGCAGTATGCCTCCTGCGTCTGGGATGACATCCGCATCGACAATGTGCTGGCCTACGAGGAAAGCCGTGACAAGGACGACGAGCGGCACGTCCATCCGCTTCAACTCGATGTTATCGAGCGCGCCGTTGTACTTTGGTCAAACCCTGGCGAGGTTGTTTTCACGCCGTTCATGGGCGTCGGGTCCGAGGTTTACGGAGCGGTTTTGAATGGGCGCAAGGGAGTCGGCGTCGAACTCAAGGCCAGTTATTATCGCCAGGCCGTTCGCAATCTTTCGCAGATCGAGCGCGAAGGAAAGATTGAGGAGTTGAAACTCTCATGAACGACCACCGCACCGCACTCGACACCGCGCTCCGCCAGGGCATGACGCCTAAGGAGTTCGCGCACACCGTTGGGATCTCCGTCTCCTGGGCCTACCGGCTCGCCTGGGAACTGGGGTTCCGCAGCGTTTACGTCAGCGAAGGCGAGCGCCGTCTGCTCGATCAAGTCCGAAAACAGACTCTTTCTCAATGACCAACGAACAATTCGACCAGCTCATCATCGAGATCCGCGCGCTCAAGTCCGCGGTCCTGACCCTCAAGGCGGCTCCTACCCCTGCCAAATCGCCAGCAACGGCGCCTGACGCGGCTGCTGGAGACGTTCCGCTGCCGGACCAGATCATCGAAGGCGCCGAGGAGATCCAGGTTCACTTCGGGAAAAACAAGGGCGTGCGCCTCGGCAGCCTCTCGCCGAAGTCGCAGGAGTGGTACGCGAAGGATCCGGAGCCGCGGCTTCGGAACGACGGCACGCCGTTCCCTCCGCGCGCCGAAGATGTCCTGCTGCGCAACGCGGCCAGGACGCTCGTCCACCAGCGGCGCGGCACAATTGAGGCGGCGCCGGCCAAGCCGATCACCCTTGAAGCGCAGGGCAACGACCTGCACGACGAGGTCCCTTTCTGAGAGAAGCCGCGGCAGGCAACGACTCCTGCCGCGGTGGAAACCCTCTCAAATCACAACACAAGCAACGAACATGAGTAACGAGACCGACAAAACCAACGAACAGCAACTGGTCGCCAAGCCGGCCAAAGCTCCAATCAGCTTCGGCAACGCGGGCGTGCAGCTCGCCAGCCTTGAGGACGCCTTCCGATTCGCTAAGGCAATCAGCGACTCCGGCTTCGCGCCGCGCGGCATGGAGAAACCCGAGAGCATCCTCATCGCCCTGCAATGGGGCGCCGAGCTAGGCCTGACGCCGATGGCCGGCCTTCAGAACATCGCCGTGGTAAACGGCCGTCCCGCGCTCTACGGGGACGCGGCGCTCGCGCTAATCCGCTCCAGCGGCCTGCTTGAGGAATACCGCGAGGACGAGGTCGGCGAGGCTGGCAAGGATTCGTTTGGCTACACCGTCACGGTCAAACGCCGCGGCTGTTCGCCGCAGCAGGAGACGTTCACGGTGGCCGACGCCAAGCTCGCGAAGCTTTGGGGGAAGTCTGGACCCTGGACGGACTACCCGCGCCGGATGCTCAAGTTTAGGGCTCGCGGCTTTGTTCTGCGCGACGCATTCGGCGACGTGCTGAAGGGCCTCCGCACCGCGGAGGAAGCGCGCGATCTACCGCCCGAGCCGGTCAACGTCACGCCGCTGGCTGAGAAGGTCGCGGGCGGTCTGAGCCAAGCCCTGCACACGGACTAACATGAACCTCAAAGACATCCAAGCCCACATCCGTGAGTGGGAGCAGAGTTTCGATACCACCGGCATCAGCGGTTTTGAGATCAAAATCTGCAAGGATTACGTGATGGTGTCTGGGTTCATCAATGGCCGGATGGTCGCCAAAGCTGGAGACACCATCGGCGAAACGCTCCAGAAGTTCCGCCTCGAGATTCCCGCTGCGTCAGAGCGAGCCAAGCAGCTGCGCGATGAAGCGCGGAAGTTGCTCCGCGAGGCGGTCGAACTAGAGGTGAAGATCGGAGGCCAACAATGAACAAACACGAACCCATCAGCGAGTATCACGCGAATCCCGCGATTTCTCACAGCAAGCTCGAGGTTTTCCGGCGGCGCCCTGCGCTTTACTACCGAAAATACATCACCAAGCAGATCGCGCCGCAGGAACCCGGCTCGGCCTTCCGCATCGGATCGGCCAGCCATTGCATGGTGCTGGAGCCTGCGACCTGGACGGACCGTTACGCGATCCGGCCCGAGGGCATCGACCGTCGCACCAAGGCCGGGAAGGATGAGTATGCCGCCTTCGAGGCTAAGGCTGCGGGCAAGGTGATTATCGACCAGGAGGAGGCGGCGCAGGTCACGGCTCTGACCGAGGCCGTCCGCAACCATCCGCTGGCATCTCAGCTATTTGCAAATGGCGAACCTGAGGTAACATGGCGGACGAGCGGGCAGCTGCCGCTTCAATGTCGGACGGACTGGTTCAATCCCGGCGGGTGCGAGCTCTCTGGTGGTCGGCCTTACGTCGTCGATCTCAAGACCGTTGAGAGCCTGGAGGATTCGTCCTTCGGAAACTTCGAGAAGGCCGCGTTTCGATACGGTTACCATCGTCAGGCGGGATTCTATCTTCCGCTGATTACCGAGATCATCGGGACTGCCGTGTTCGACTTCTTCTTTGTCGCAGTTGAGAAATGCGAGCCGTTTGGCGTGGCGATCTATTCTCTCAGCGAAAAGGCGGTCAGCCTCGGCCAGGATGAAACCATCGAGGATCTACGCGGCCTCAAGCGGTGCCTGGACTCAAACGAATGGCCCAACATCGAGCCGGTGGTGAGGACGCTGGATCTGCCGAAGTGGTACGAAGGAGGTGTGGCATGAACGACACGCCAAGAACCGACGCCGAGGTTTTCCTGCTGTTCACGACCGGCGACGACGAGGGGGTGACCGCTAAGTTCGCGCGCAAGTTGGAGCGCGAAAACGCCGCGCTGCGGGAGGCGTTGGAGTTTGCTGCCAAGGCACACGATTACGAAGCCGCCACGTTTGAGCTGGCTAGTAGGCTTTATGATGTGTCATGCGTAGCCCGCGCCGCGCTGGCCCGAAAGGAGGCGCAGCCATGAGCGACAACGAACTAGTAAATGGGCTGCGACACATGGCAGACGACCACCCGTGCTGCGAGGCGACGATCCTGCACGCGATTGATGAGTTGCAACAACTGCAGCGCGAGAACACGACCCTGCGCGATACCATGATGCGTCTGCACTCGGAGTGCGACATCGAGGCGCGCAAGGCGGTAGCGGCCGAGCGGAACAACGCCGCGTTGCGCAACGAAATCGTCCGGCTCAACAATCAGACCATGTGGGTCTGTTCCTGCGGTGGTACGGACTGTGCAGGGCAGAAGGAGAACGCCGCGCTGCGGGCTGCGTTGGAACAGGAGATGAAATACCAGCGCGACCTGCGCCACGACCGCGACCGGCTGGATTCGGGAACGATTGTGCTGCCGGTCCGAGGCGAACCCGTTTGCTTTGTCGGCACCGATCTACGCGCCGCCATAGACGCGGGGATGAGAAAGGCGAAGCCATGAACACGCCGCGAACTGACGCCGCCTGCGGCTGGCCTTGGGGCCATCACGGGCGCATTGAGAGCAGCGACTTGAGATGGTCGCCGGATGGACCCTTCGTTCACTCGTCGGTTGCCCGTGAAATTGAGCGCGAGAACGCCGCGCTGCGGAAACAGCTGGAGCAATGGGAACAGTCTACCCAATGGTTTGCGGAATGGGCTGAAAAAAAACAGGAACTAGAGCGTGCCGCGCATGAATTAGAGGAAGAGAATAGTCGCCTCCACGTTGAGTTGGATGCTCACCACAACGGCGAACAGTTGCGCGTGTTGCGGGCCGAGAACGCCCGGCTGCGGGCTGCCATAGCCGAGTCCGAGGAGTTCGCCCGAAAGAACGGCGAGACGCTTGCTGCAAAGGTTAAGGAGTTGTTGGACGAGAACGCCGCGCTGCGTAAGTCCAAGGAAATGCTGGAGGTCGAACGGTGCGAATGCCTTAGGACAATGGATCTTGCGCTGAACAAGAGCGCAGGACTGCGTGCAGACCGTGATCGCCTCGACTGGCTCATTGGCAAAGGCCCAGTTGAAAGGCTGGTCACTCTGTCGAGCGATCCGGTTCTGGCTAGAAAACAAATCGACCGCGAAATGGAGTTCCCAACCACATGAGCCACATTTCCGACACCGTCCGCAACTGCTCGGTCCTGCTTGAACGCTACTCCTGGATGGCCGCTAAGGGCTCTCCCGTTGCGTTAAAATCGATGTCCGACGCTCCGCGTAGATCCACCGCGGCTCGTCCGGTGACCGATGCAGAACGGGCAACGATCATCCAGATGCATCGAGCTAAAAAGCCGTTCAAGGAGATCGGCGAGGCTACCGGGAGAACATATCCCGTCATTCGGCGGGTGCTGCTCCGGGCTGGAATCATTCCGCAGCTGGCTGCGTCTTACGTTCGGAACTGCAAGCCGAGCGACATTGAGAAGCTCTGGCGATCTGGCCTGAAGCCGTCCGAGATCATGCTAAAGCTGAACCTCAGCAGGCAGCAAGTGAACGAACATCTTATCGGACTAGGTGCCAAGGTCCGCAGTTACCGTTGACATTCTAAAACTTTGTGAACCCTTGAACACATGAGCACGCTGGCTCTCATTCTAACAATTCTCTGTTGCGGAGGCTGCGGCTTTCTAATCGGCTACATTTTCGGGCGCGACAACGGCGAAGAAGAAGGCCGCGACCGCCAATGGATGGACGATTTCTTCCTGACACTTGAAACACAGAAAAAACGTGAGCAAAGCCGACGCAAAGAAGCGCGATGACGAGATTGATCGCCACCTGGACGATCTGCTCGAAGTCAAAGCCATTGCGGCTCTCTGCAATGTCCACGTCACGCTAGTTTACCAGCGGATGTGGGAGCGCAGGCTGCATAAGGTCTATGTAACCACAGAGGAGAAGGCTGCGCTTCGCGCCATGCGGCAATGCGTCTCGAGCTAGACATCTACGGCGATCCCAAGGGCCAGCCAAGGCCGCGGGCATTCACGCGCAAGATGGGCGCACGCTTCGTCGCTGGCGTCTATGATTCTGACGTTGCGGACGAGTGGAAGGCTGCGGTCGATGCTGCCATTGATGCAAAAAAGTGGTTGCCGCAGATTGGCGCAGCCACCGCCACTTTGCACTTCTGGTTTAAGCGGCCAAAGTCGCATTTCAACTCGAAGGGCATTCTGCGCCAGTCGGCTCCGGTCCTGCACATTCAAAAGCCAGATGCGGACAACCTGGCGAAGCTGGTGTTGGATCGGCTGACGAAGGCTGGCGTTTGGTCGGATGATTCCGTCGTCATCATGCTGACCGTGACGAAGGGCTGGGCGGGAGACCGAGCGCCAGGATGCCGCGCGATTATTGACACAACGTAGCGATTGCTTTGGATGCATTGAGGCCGTGGAAAGCCTACAAATGCCATTTCAACAAAACTTCCCCGGTTAAGGCTCGGAGGCGAGGCATCGCCAATTTCCACCCGAGTTTTGACCGGGGCTTTTGTTTACGATTATGAGAATACGCACAATCAAGCCAGAGTTTTGGTCCAATGAAAAACTGGCATCACTTCCCGATTTTGCACGGTTAGTCGCAATCGGGCTTTTAAACTACGCAGACGACGAGGGTTATTTCTGGGCCAATCCGCTGCTTCTTCGGGGCGCTTTGTTCCCATTCGACGAGGATTCGTCGAAGCTTCGTCGAAGCATCGCGCAACTGGTCGAGAAGGGTTACATCAAGGTCGGAAAGACCGCTGACGGCAGGGAATGCGGTCATGTGGTAAACTTCTGCAAACACCAGCGGATCGACCGTCCTAAACCGTCTGAGATTAAGCAAGTTGCACAATTCGACGAACAATCGACGAATGATCGACGAATCATCGACGACGAATCGCTGCTGGAAGGGAAAGGAAAGGAAGGGAAGGGAGGCCAGAAGGATGGCGTGGATGTCTCCACGCCCAACGACGAAACCTGGTTGGCTGAACTATCAGCAAAACCGGCTTACAACGGAATCGATGTTCGCCGCGAGTTTTCCAAAATGGAAACTTGGTGTGCGGCGAATAAGAAGCAGGCGACCCGCCGCAGATTCATCAACTGGCTCAACCGCGTGGATAAGCCTCTTATCAGCATTTCGACTGCTCGACCCACCTTCACCGGACGGATTAACGAATGAACGATTCAACTGAACTAGAAAAGCGGCTGGTTTCTGCCTGCATGGTGGGCGGCGCAGCCGATGTCGCACGCGCTGTAGGGCTTGGCGTATCATCCTCTGCGTTTTCTGACTGTCAGATCGCCGAAGTATGGGCTGGGCTAGTGGCAGCAGCCACCGAGGACCGCAAAACGGGTTCTTTCTTCGTAGCTCGTCGGACCTTCGGCAAAAAGATCCCGGAGACTGGGATGGCCCTGATCTCGGAAATCGAGAAGCTGGAGCCAACGTCGCTTTACGTTCGCCAGCTGGCCGAGGCGGTAGTAGGCGAGTCGAAGCGTCGCGCCGTTGTTCTTCGCCTCAAGGCCGCTCTGGCTTCGGTGGCGCTCGGCAAGGATGAGTGGTCCGAAAGCTGGGCGAAAGCCTCCGCTTCCATCCGCGACGCCCAGATCGCCGCCGCGGCGAACGCGGTGACCGCGGATCTCGAGGCTCTGTGCGACGCCTACATTGCCGAGGAAACATCCGGGAAGCCTCCGGGCACCATCGGGACCGGGGTGCCAGGCTTCGACGAGTTTCTGGGTCTACTTGCACCCGGCGAGGTGCTGGTGATGGCTGGGCGTCCTGGTGTCGGAAAAACCGCTTTGGCGCTGCAAATGGCAGACGCTGCGGTCCGGGCGGGCAAGCGGGCGGTGATTTTTTCGCTCGAGATGGCGGGAAAGGATTTGGTTGGGCGATTGGCGAAGCAGCGGGCTGGCCGGAGGGCTTCGGTCGTTAAAGGCTGCACTAAGGCCGAGTACCAGGCTGCGAAGGAGGCTCGCATTGGGGCCGCGCAGGCGATTAAAGGCGAAAAGGGCAGGCTGTGGGTGTACGAGGTGCAGGAAGCATCGAGCGTCGCGCAAATCGAGGACAGGGTGGCAATGCTGGCGAGCGCCGATCTGACACCGGATGTCGTTGTCATCGATTACTTGCAGCTGGTCGCGCCGGAGGACTCACGCGCTCCGCGGGAGCAGCAGGTCGCGCTCATCTCGAGGCGGATAAAACTGATGGCTCTGACCTACAAGGTGCCCGTGATTCTGCTCTCTCAGCTGAACCGCGACGCCGAGAAGAACGACCGGACGCCCAAGATGTCCGACCTGCGCGAATCCGGCTCCATCGAGCAAGACGCGGATCGGGTCTGGCTGATCTACCCGCATGATGGCTCCGCGCCTGTTTCGGACAGTCCGACTGTCACGGTCGTGATCGAGCAGGCGAAGAACCGAAACGGTGAAAGCGGAATCGGACAGAAAGCCTGCTTTTACAAGCCAGCATTCATCTTCGAGCGCCAATGAAACTTGACCAGGACGGACACCTGCATTGCGACGACGGACCCGCCATCACGTCACCGGATGGCTCCTTCGTTTGGTTTAGACACGGACAGATTCACCGAGAGGACGGGCCAGCCGTTTTTCTACATTTTGGAACACATACTGAGGAACAGTATTGGCTCAACGGCAGAGAGCAGGAAAGCTGCCGAGTAATAAACGCTGTTGCGCGTTAGCAAAAAACTATTTTGGTCCGTCTCATGAGCGTGACCAAAGCTGGTTTGACTACTCCCGCGGATATTTTGCTCCGCGTTCGCATTGCGACCCACATGATCGAAGCGGCCCGCAAGCAAGCGGTGGCTGTTTACGATGAGGACTTGAGGGGACTTCGAGAGCTCGACGCGAAGTTGGCGACGGCGCAGACGATCAACCAGCCTGAGTTATTCGATGCAAACTCGGTGCTTTCTCCTGAGTTTAGAAAGTTGCTTGAGGCTCCGCTGGCGAAGTATTCGGGGCTGTGAAAACTCAACCGCTCTCTGCACATATTCAAACGTCGGCCTACGAAGGGCAGGAGCGGAGTCTGCGGTCCCAGTTAGTCGGTGAGATTTGCGAGCGTCTGATTGAGTGGTCCGAGGTTGAGAACCGGGAAAAGGTGAAGTTGTGGATCATGTCGCTCGCTACCATTGCGAGTGATGATGAAAGCACCGAAGCCGTTTGGCTGTATCTGCGGATCTCGACTGGCGACCTTGGACAACTCACCGCGAGCTATTCGGAACTGGGGCGGCAGCGCAACCGGACCAAACAAGCCCAGCAACAAGAGACCGAGCGGGCGATGCGCGTGATAGCGAAGCACAAGCCGCAACTTGCCAAGCATCTCGCTGAACTGCTCCGACATCATCAGTCGAAGGAATGAGCGCATCACGCGAGCACGACAATCCGAGCAGTCTGGGGAAGGCTCTCGGGTTTACGCCTAAGAGCGTTAAGACCTGGCAGCAGACGTTCCCGGATGCGCCGAAGGGTTACAACGAGGACGAATGGCGGGAGTTCATCACGCGTAACGAGCTCGGAGCAGCTGGCCCCAGGAAAAGCAAAAAGCGCGAGGAACTACTGATTGAAAAGCTGGCGAGCGAGGTGCGGCTTAACGAGATCAAGATCGCGCAGGCCGAGGCTAAACTGATTCCAGCGGAGGACGTGGACAACTTCCTGCTCTTTATCGCATCGCGGGTGAAATCGGCAATGTACCAGGGCTTCACCACCGAGCTCCCGCCCAAGGTCGTTGGCCTGGATGTCGGCGAGGTTCGCAAGGCTGCACGCGAGGCCGCTGACGTCGTCTGCGTCTCAATGCAGAATGCGCTTGATGATTTCCGCTCCGAGCAGGAGCAGAAGCGCGAAGCCGCAGCTAAGATCCGCGGCGCATGAGCTACCCGCTCGCATCAGTCACCGGATGGAAGCGCGGCTGGGCTCTCCCGGATCGCCGACCAGTTTATGATTGGGCGCGGGACTTTGTCCATCTTGGCGGTGGATATGCTCGCCAAGGTTCGTTCGACATTAGGACGTGCCGCCATCTACTCGAGCCATTCGAGGCCGTCGCCGACGAGCGCGTTCGCGAGGTTACTTGCCGAGCAGCGATTCAGACACTCAAAACTCTCTTTGTTGAAATCTGCTCGCTCTGGGCGATCTCCAACGAGCCTGGTCCGATCATGTGGACCCAGCAGGACGACGAGAGTGCCGCGGAACACGTGAAAGGTCGTTACCGAAACCTGCTGAAGGGCTGCGAGCCAGTAGCTCGGCTGCTGCCGCGGAATAAGCATGATGCCGCCACCTGCGAAATCTACTTTGGGGACTTTTACCTGCTCATAAACGGGGCCAACCTAAACAACCTGCAATCCAAGTCCATACGCTGGAAGATCAACTCGGAGTGTTGGCTCTGGAAGCAAGGACTTCTAACGCACGCTCGCCGTCGCGTCTCGGCCTATGCTAGAGATGGCATTTCCAAGATCCTTAACGAGAGCCAAGGGTCGAATGCCGGTGACGACTTCGACCGGCTCTGGCACGAAGGAACTAGCCAGCAATGGAGCATTACCTGCGAAGGGTGCCGCAAGTTGCAGCCACTTGTTTTCTTCGCACGGATGGAAACTCAGCCGGATGTCCTGGCTGGTGTCGTCTGGGACCAGGAAGCAAGGACCGGCTCCGGTTGGGACGAGGGGAGGGTCCGCAAGTCAGCAAGATGGGTTTGCCCCAGCTGCGGGCACGTTCACCCTAACACGCCAGCAACTCGCGCCAAATGGAACCTGGAGGGCCAATACGCGCCAGCCAGAGCCGAGGCTGATCCCAAGCATCGGTCATTTGCATGGAATGCCTTGATCGCGGAGGATCTGGGCCAGCTATCGGTCGAGTTCATCCAGGCTTCCGAGTTCAAGCGTCGCGGCCAGCTGAATCCGCTGCGGGACTTTTATATGCAACGGCTGGCGATTCCGTGGCGGGTCGAGGATGACGCCATCGGCAAGGTGACGTTGGAACTGCGGGGCGCTTACACGCTGGCAGAAATGCATGGCGAAGCCGCTAAGAGGCTGGACAAGGAAGTCAGACGCTTTCTCACCATCGACCGTCAGCGGGACCACTTCTGGGCGGTCGTTCGCGCATGGATGCACGATGGATCGTCACGCCTGCTCTGGCGCGGAAAGCTGCTGACAACGGAACAGGCCGAGGAAACCCGCCGCCACTTCGGCGTTGAACCTCAGCTGACGTTCCAGGACGCGCAGTTCAGCACCGCACACGTTTACGAGGACTGCATTCGGTACGGCTGGACCGCGCTGCATGGGTCCGGTGAGGACTCATTTACGCAGATCCAGCCAAACGGAAACAAGGTGCAGCGGTTTTTCTCGTCCGTTAAGCAGACGCAGGTTCCTGGCGGGTATGCCCGATATATGTTCTGGGCTTCGGATCCGGTGAAAGACATCCTAGCTGCATTGGTCAGCGGAACCTCGCACGTCTGGGAAGCGGGCGCGGATGCAGGCGAAGAGTACTCGAAGCAGATGAAGGGCGAGGCGAAGAAGGAGCGGGTTTCGAAGGCGACGGGTCGCAGCGAATGGCGATGGCACCGAGTCGGTCCAAACCATTATTGGGACTGCGAAGCCATGCAGGTCGCCGTCGCTCTGGCCCTTCAGATCATCCCATCTCCAGAGAAGGCAGAATCAAAACAAGAGGATAAGAAATGAACATCAAGGAACTGTATCGACTCCGTAAACTAGGCAGCGGTGGTGCTGGTCACCAAGACATGGTGCCGCACATGGACGGGCTGCGGAATCTGGCTGCAATGTGCTACCATTGCACCGAGTTCGGCGTCCGCACCGGCCAGAGCACCGTTGCGATGGCGTGCGGCATGGCTGAAAACCGCGGAGGAATCATGCGGTCCTTCGACCTTAACGAGCCGCAGTTTGAATGGCAGGTGCCCGCTACCATCGATTGGCAGTTCACGAAGGCTGACACTTCCAAGCTCGAAACCATCGAGGAAACGGATCTGCTCTTCATCGACACGCTGCACAATACTGACCAAGTCCGGGCGGAACTAAAACTCGCACCGTTCGTAAAACGCTTCCTCGTTTTCCACGATGTCCAGATGTTCGGAACCGTAGGCGAACAGGGCGGAGGAATCAGCCAGGCAATCTGGGAGTTTCTGGCCGAGACGAGGCAATGGCGAGTCCGTGAATATGAACACTCAACTTGGGGAATGCTGACCCTGGAACGCCTATGAAAGTCGCAGTCCTGCTGGTAGGCCAGATGCGGACATGGGAAACCTGCCTTCACACGTTCAAATGGCACGTTGCGCGGCATTTCGACCATCCGCTCGACTTTTACATCTCGACCGTAGACGACGACCAAGCCGAGGCCGCTAAACTGACGGACAAGCACTTCCCGGGATCCTTAGTTCGCATCGACGTTAAGACTCAGCCGACGATTCAAGAACCGCATGAGCCGGTCCGGTTTGAGCCTTACGCACGATCTGTCCCAGTCCAAGGGGTTCTGCGTCAGCTGTGGCAACTGAACGAAGCCTGGAAGTTTTTCCTGAACAATGACGGGCGGGAATACGACATCGTCATCCGCAGTCGGCCAGACTTGTTCTTCCATTCGTTCCAGATGCCAGACAAGCGGATGTCCCAATATGCAGCCTACACGCCCTGGTGGGGCCGATTCGGTGGGGTGAATGACCGTTTCGCCGTTTTGGGGTGGTCCGCCGCCCGGGCTTATTTTGAGACGTTTGCAAACATGGATGATCTACTCAGCAAGGGGTGTCCGCTACACCCGGAGTCGCTTGTCGCCGCATCCATGTGGGACTATGGCTGCACGGTCCATACGAACCTAAAAGCCGAGTTTTCAACCCTTCGGATGAATGGCGAGATGCGTCAGCCAGAGATCGGTCCGATTGACTTGGCGCACGCTGGGATGCGTGTCTTGACGCCGCTTCCGTGAGTAAATGAAGATCCTTGTTTCCATCCTGCTCCGACAGGCTCGGAATAACAATCCCAGCAATCCGCGCCAATGGCTCGAGGATCTACAGAGCTCGAAGTGGACGGACGTCTCCGCCCAAAACGGGCAGATTGTCGGTACGGCTCTTAACGGCAAATCCATCACCATCCAGGCTCTTCCAGGAGCCTCGATTGCAGACATTCTGACCGCCAGCGAACTGGCTTTGCAGACTCTAGAAGCTGGCCTGAATGGCCCTTCCAACGAAACCCGCGCTTATCTTCGCTAACATGGCAAAGCCGTTCCCTCAGCGCCTCCGCGCCGCCCTTGGTGTCTTGTTCGATTCGACCAACCCGCGGGAGATCATCCGCAGGCCGCTCGAGCCGCGCACGGTCGGTAGGATTGTCGATGAGGTAAACCCGACTGACCGTCGGCAGCTGGTTTCAGATTCGCGGAAGCTGTACGCCAATGTCGGACCGGCCAAAGGTGCCATCGACGCTAAGGCGATGTATTCGGTGGGTCGCTCGTGGCTTCCCAAGTTCGATGGTACGGATACCGCCTGGGGCGAGCAGGCAAGAGAGTGGCTTATCAATCAGTTTTATCCGCTGGCTGACATTCAGGGACGCGATTTCCAGACCTCGCTTTATCTGGCGAGTGTGTCCGTGGATCGCGACGGCGACGTTGGAGCGTTGCTGACCGAATATGAGACCGGATTTCCTGCCATCCAGCTGATTCCCACTCAGGCGATCACGATGCCTTCGGAGGATAAGATGGACCGGGAGCACCGACTGCTGACCGGACCTTATCAAGGGCTCCGCTGCTTCGACGGCGTCATAATTAACGACCAAGGCCGTCCGGTGGCCTATTACGTCGAAGAGGACGAGTCGCTGCTTGATCTGGAAAGCGAAAACGAGGCTTCGGAATACATCTCGGCGCGGGACTTCATGCTGCTCGCGGAGCCATCCTGGGTCGATCAAGTCCGCGGCTTTCCTGGCTTCGCGCACGCGATCCTCGACCTAAAGGATCTGCGGACGGTGCAGGGTTACGAGAAGATGGCCTCCGCTCTGGCCTCGAGCATCGGGCTGCTCGAGTACAACGAGACGGGCATGGCTGACACGTCGGACCCGACCGTTGCGCTCGGCGGCAACTTCTCGGCTTCGGGAGACATCGTCTCAAAGGAGATTTTCGGAGGCACGGTTCGCCATTACAAGGCCAACAGCGGTTCCAAGCTCGAAGCGTTCAAGTCTGACCGTCCGGGTGATGCCTGGCAGCGTCTGATGGATCGGCTGATCCGCAATGCGATGTCTGGCATCAACTGGCCTTTTGAACTGGCCTGGGACATCTCGGCGCTCGGTGGTGCGAACACCCGCTTTGTCATCGCGTCGGCGATGCGTACCGTCGAGGACCGCCAGGATCTGCTCCGGCCTTTTGCCAAGCGGGCGGTCGGATATGCCTGCGCCAAGGCGATTAAGAACGGCGACCTTCCGCCTTCGGATGATTGGTGGCGCTGGTCGTTCACGATGCCGCCGCGGATGACCTCAGATTACGGACGCGATGCCGCCGCCCAGCGCGAGGACTATCTGCAAGGCATTATCAACTTGTCGGACATTTGTGCCGAGCGCGGAATCGATCTGAAGCAGCACATCGCGCAGCGTTCCGCGGAAAATGAGGCTCTGGCTGCTGCGGGCCTACCTGTGCCTGGTCTGGCTGGCAAATTGGCTCCTACGGCAACGGAACCGACGCCTGTGCCTGTTATGCAGCCGCAGGACGCGCAGATGACGGCGAAACTCGCCGAGGGTGATTCATGCCCGATTGAGACCCAAGACATCGCGGCCAATCTTGAGAATAGGAAGCGTGCGGTAGATGTCGCGCACTATGGTCCTCCCAATCCTTTGGAGCCGAATGAGGATTATTGGAAGGCGAAGGCCGACAAGTTCAACACCACTCCCGACAAGGTGAAGTCGATGCGGTGCGGTAATTGCGCCGCCTTCAATGTCACGAAGCGGATGAAGGACTGCATCAGCCAAGGCATTGGCGCTGACGCTGCCGAGGTTGAAGCCGCGGGTGAATTGGGGTTCTGCGAGTTTTTCGACTTCAAGTGTGCGGGTCTGCGGACCTGTGATGCCTGGGTCGTTGGCGGTCCGATCTCGGACGCTAAGGCCGAGATGTCCGTTGCTCAGTTGCAGGTGGACACCAGTCCTACCGCTGAGATGAAGGCCGAGGCCGAGCGCGGACTGGCTTGGCGGCAGGAGTTCAACCGTGGCGGAACCGAGGTGGGAGTGGCTCGCGCCCGAGATATTGCCAACGGTCGCAATCTGTCTGCCGAAACCATTTTCCGCATGAAGGCTTACTTCCGGCGGCACGAAGTGGACAAGCAGGGCGAGGGCTTTAATCAAGGCGAACCCGGATATCCGTCCGCCGGTCGGATCGCTTGGGCTCTGTGGGGTGGTGACGCTGGTTATGCCTGGGCCGAGCGCAAGGTGCTCGAAATCGAACGCGAGCAGGATTGACGAAGCCGCTTTTCACATGAGCCAACGCGTTTCCCTTGAAATGTTCACCGCCTCGAGCGGTGGATTTTCCAACGTCTCGCTGATGACCGGAGGCATTGAGGCTCTCGGTCACGGAATCTACATTGACGACAAGACGCTCGACGGGGCGATGAAATCGCTCGAGGGCAAAAGCCTGCGCTCGTATCTGAAGCACGATGGAGCCGGTGGTGACCGTCTCGGCAATGAAATCGGCTTTTTTAGCGGCATCTACAAGGAAGGCCAGAAGCTGAAGGCTAAGACCTTCGAGTTTCTTGACTCGTTTAAGGCGGACGCCAAGGCAACATACGATAAGCTTGTCGAGCTCGCGCAGAAGGTTCCCGACCAGTTCGGCGTCTCGCTGGTGTTGGAATACAAGCCGGTCTGGGTCATGGGCAACGGTGAGGAGTTCAATGCTCGTCTCGGTGAACCTGCCCCTGCTGGTGCGGTTCGTCCGGTTCCCAGCGTTCGAATCAGCAATGTGGTCTCGGCTGACCTAGTCCAGCGTCCTGCAGCCAACCCAAATGGTCTGCTTTCTGTTGACGGACCGCGCACTAACAAAGTTTCTATGGATTCCGAAATCAAGCCCGCCGCTCTCGAACAGGACGCCAACGTTGCGCTCCTTGCCGCTAAGGATACCGAAATCGTCAGCCTGAAGGCTGAGTTCGCCAAGCTCGGCGAGCAGCACAAGATCGCGCTTCACGAGAAGGACACCATGATCGGTGACCTCCTCGGTCAGAAGGCGAAGCTCGAGGCTTCCGTCGCTGAACTGTCCAAGATCCGCGACGAGTCCGCTGCCAAGATCGACGAGCTCGCTGCTTTCGATGCCCGCAACCTGGGCGTTGCTCCCGTGAAGGTCGCTGCGGCGCAGCTGGCCCGTAAGTCCGTTGCTCTCAAGACGCCCGAGGAGAAGCTCGCGGCTTACGAGGCGATGCCGGACGGCAAGGAAAAGGACGCGTTCCGCAAGCTGCACCGCGACGCTCTCTTCGCGGCTTTCTCTTCCCGCAAGTAAACATCAAAAACCAATTCTATGGCTAACAACCTGAGTTCCTCCCTCGTTCTCGACACCCTTGCCGAGGCGACCATGACGACGCTGGGCAACCGCCTGGCTGCCCTCCGCGCTTTCAGCACCGACTTCACGGCTGACCCGCTCAACCAGAATGCTTACGTTCAGGTCCGCAAGGCGAATGCCGCCACCGCGGTCCAGACGAACCCGACCTCCTTTGAGACGGGCGACACCAATGTCACGAACGTGGCGATTCAGGTGAAGCACTACTCGAAGAGCTACACCCTGAGCTCGCAGGAGCTCAACCAGGGCTTCCGCCTCGAGCAGCTGGCGCAGATCAACGCCAACACGTTCGCCAACAAGATCATTGACGTGGCCTTCGCGCCGTTCACGGCGACGAACTTCCCGACCAATGTGACGGTCGCGCAGGCTTCGCTCTCGACGGCGAATGTCCGCACGCTCTGGGGTGCGGTCGCTAAGTCGCCGATGCGCCACCTTATCCTCGACGGCACCGCGTTCGCGCAGCTGCTGCCGGTTGATACGGTCGGCTTCGGCCTCAGCGGCCCGTCGTCCTCGTCCTATCGTCCGGGCGCCTATGGGTTCGATGCCATCATCCTCAACACCCGTTGGGATGGCGCTGGCACGAACATTTACGGCATGGCGGTCGGTCCCGAGGCCGTCGCGGCTGCTTCCGGCATTCCCTATGTGGATGCTGGTGTGGCTTCGCTCCTGGCTGGTCAGCGCACGATCACGCTGCCGGATCTGGGCCTGGTCGTTCAGCTGAACACCTGGGGCTCGCTCTCCAGCCGTTCCGCTTGGGCTTCCATCGACGTGATGTTCGGCGCGGCTCTCGGTGACAACACCGCGGGTGCCCACGTCAAGTCGGCCTAAGTTTAGACTTCCCGGTCACGCTCGCACCGGGTTTCGTGTCCGGCCCGCCCCTGTAATGGGGGCGGGCTTTGGACTGTAAGCGGGCAAACACGATCTTCCTATGAGCAACACGAAAAACGAGCAAAACGAGCAGACCGAGGCGACGCCGGTGGTCTTTAATGACGCGGACCGGATCGTCCTTGGGACTCCGTGTTATGGTGGCAACGTGAAGATGGGGTTTATGACCTCTTACAACGAGGCATTGCTTCACGTTAAGATACGAGTGAAAGACGAAGCTGGCGAGGTTCAGCTTGAATCACTTATCGCGGAATCGCTTTTCCTAGACAAGGAAAGCCACATCGACCGAGCGCGAAACAAGATCGCGGCCAAGTTTCTGGCGTCGAAGTACAACTGGCTGCTGTTCATCGACTCGGACATCGTGTTCCCGGCAATGGCTGTGGCTAGGTTGTGGCAACACGGCATGAACGGTTACCACCTGGTGACCGCTCCTTATGCACTCAAGGGAGTGGTTCCGCAGTTTGCCATTAACGGCATCAACGGAGCGAAGCCCAACGAGCGCGGCCTCGTTGAAGTGATTCACGCTGGCACTGGCTTCATGCTCATCCACCGCAGCGTGTTCGACGCGATGCGGGATGCTGGCATGGCTCCCGAATATGCGCTCGGATCGAATGACCCGGACGTGAACACGCTTAAAACGTCGCGGGCCTACTTCAAGTCTGGGGTTCGTGAGGTACAGCCTGGTAAACCACTCTGGCTCTCGGAAGATTACCTGTTCTGTCACGAACACCGCCAGTTGGGTGGCAAAGTCCATACGGACACGAAGGTTGCGCTTTCGCACATCGGCGACCTGACCTATCCGGCACAGCCTTCAGAAATCTTCGCGGCAGTTAAGGAGCTACGGCGCATCAAACACCCCGATTGCCCGAGCACCCTAGTTTAATGGGTTTTGCAGCCATCAACGCCAGAGCCGCGCAGTTTGCAGAGCAGACGATGGGCGAGGTATTTTCATATACCTCGCTTTCAGCCGTTACGACCTCCGGGCTGACGGGAGTTTTCAACCAGGTTGAGTCCGAGTACCTATTCGAGGACGCTTCGCAGCGCAGGCAGACCGATCTCGTCTGCTGCACGTCGAAGGTTCAATGGGGAGCGACCGTTCCGCAGAATCGGGCGACGATTACCTACGGAGGAATTGCCTACACCATCGACAAGGTAGATTCGGCAGACACCGGGGGCGATCCTTGGTTTACGCTTAGACTGAAGCGGTTGTCTTGAAGATAACGATCCAAGAACTGAAGGAAGATGAAATCGCCATGCGCCTGGCTAAGTTCAAGGTGCTGGCTATGCGCGGTCTGATCGATCCGGCACTAGGTACGGTTCCCGTTCAAGCTAGGCTACTCTGCGAGGATGCGATGTTCTACACTCCACCGCGCAACAAGGCGCAGGGCGTAAATCGCGTTAAGCTCGACTACAATAAGATCTTCAACCCCATCAAGTTCGAGACAATCAAAAGCTTCAGCATTCAGAAGCTGGTTTACTCTGGAAACGTGATGGGCTGGGAGAAGTTCGCATCAAATGTGCGGGCTGGGGAGTTTTATCGGACGGACCCGGTGACGCCGACCGAAGAGTTACATAACGCCTGGCGGGATCGTCGGGGCCGCGCACGCAAAACTCGCTTTGTGACGCTTAGGCCACAGCAGACGGCTATGCGAAAGCTCGTTCAGGAGTCGATCAACCACATCGGTTGGGCTAAATCTGGCTGGCTTACTGGCTACCTCGCGCTGCAAGGAACGAGAGCGCCAGAGTGGGTCACGCGGCACGGAGCAGCCAATGGAACTTACATCAATGGGCTAGGTGCTGAAAATCCTTACATTGAGATTTACAACAACACGGGATGGGGAAAGTACAAAGAAGAGGGCACGCGGATCCTGAATGATGCGCTTACACGTCGGTCCAAAGCCATGAAGAGTTTTTACGACAAGACGATGGAATTGGCTGCAAGTGGCGAGCCGACGACCTGGCAGGTTCAGCAAGCCGCGCTTGTCGCGGAGACCTAAAGCATGGCCGCTCCGACTGTCGCTGCGCTCTTAGACTACGAGACCAACCTCGAGGATGCTCTCGCTGGTCACTTCAACAATACGCTTTCTGGTGTCCAGGTGCTTACTCCGCGGATCCTTATCGGATCCGCTCCGATCCTGACGACGCCGCGGGTGACGCTTTCGGTGCAGATCACCGGCACGAATCCCAACCAGACGGGAACGCGCCCGAGCGATTCCTCGGACTACGACTCCCACAAGATCGGCACCGTCCAGGTTGGAGCTACGACCCGCCGCGATGCGACCGGACAGTCACTCGGCACCCTGCGCGGCCAATGCCGCCAAGCGATGCTTCAGGCGACCGCGGCGCTCAACTCGAATACCCTGCCGTATTACCAGGTGATTATTCTGCGGGAGGCATCGACGACAAGCGCGGCCAACCCGGAAAACGACGAGATTGCGTCGCTGCTGACGTACAACCTCGAGTTTTACATCAAGACGGACCAATGGCCCGCTAGTTGACGAGTCGCGGAAACGTAAGACCTCCACCCATGCCATACCAAGACGGCACCTTTCCGAGTGGCTCGCCCACCATCACGATCAACAGCGTCGCTTACAAGGCGAACAGCTTCACGGTTTCCAAGCCTGCCAACACGGTGAACATCACGGACCAGAACGGCGACCCGTCTGGCGCTCTGTCGTTCAAGCAGCCGCGCACGGGGACCGCGGAGGTTCAGTTTGCCGCTTCCACGACCGTGGAGCCGACGACCGCGGCCTACAACTCCACGACCGGCGTCTTTGTCGCTACCATCGACAACGCCAACGTGAACTGCTTTATCACTTCGGTCTCGCTGACCAAGCCGAAGAACGCGCCCTGGACGGCGACGCTCAACTGGCAGGAAAAGATCAACTAAGAAGGCGGCAGGCGCCGCTTTTGCGCCATGTCTGCCTCTCTTGAGTTCAAGGAGATTCCCGGCTTCGCGGACGCTTTACGCCGCGAGGCCGCTGTGCGTCAGGAGGCTTGGGTTGAGACGCACACCAGGATTTGCGGGGTTCGCGTCCGCAAGCTGACGCTGCGGGACATCGTCATCCTTGAGGAGATCAAAAACGGGTTCTTTTGCCCTTGGCGGTTCGACGATGACGAGGAGTTCCTAAGCCATTGCGCCCAGCTGGTCTGGTGGCTCTCGGATTGCCCGAAGCCAGACTTCAACTCCAAGCGGGTGATTCAGCCTCTCGTTGCAGGCCACAGGAAGCGGCTTTTAGACCATTTGGCCGGTCAGTCGGAGCGTCTGGCCCGCGAGACGACAGAATACCTTAAAATCCAATTCCTCGACGCCCCAAAGGGCTCTGCTGGAACAGGCGGACAGGCGATTGCTTCAACCCCGGCTTACATCGCGGATACTCTTGCCGCCGCTGGCTTGTTTGAAGGCATGGAAAAGCTCATGGACACTCCCGTCGTTCAGACCTGGCAGCTGCTGCGGCTGGCGAATCGTCGCGTTTACGGGATGCCAGCGACCAACGAGAGTGACCGGATCGCTTGTGACTACCTAGCCAACCTAAACGGGAATAACTAACATGGCCGAGTTTGGCGTTGGATTTAAACTGTACGCGGATGCTCAGGGCTTCGTCTCCGGGACGAAAGAGGCCCAGGAATCGGCGAAGAACCTTAAAAACGAGCTCAAGGAGACGTTCGGCGAGTCGGGCCTGTTTTCCAAGATTTCGCTGATCGGAGGCATTACCGCGGTTGCCACCGGCATTCTCTCAGCGGCCAATGCCGCCCAGGAGCTACGCGACAAGGCCAAGGAGGCCGGGGAAACAATCGACAAGGTCACGGCGACAACTGCTCGCTTTGGGGACACCATCGACGCAATCAAGGCTTCAGTCAAAGGAGCTCTGATTGAGGTTATCGGTTATCATGCGATGGCTGGCGAGAAGATCGCCGAGCTCTATCTGCAATACTTCAAGGGGATGTCCAAGGCTAACGTCGATGCTATCGGCGAGATTGAGACTCAGACCATTGAAACGCTTAAACGGATCAAGGAAGCGCGTGAGGCCAATTCACCGGAAAAGCTGGCCGAGGCAGAGAAGAAGCTCGCCGAGATCCGGGAACAAGAGGCGATCAAGCGGGCGAGCAACGAGGACAAGATCGTTTTGCTGCTTGAACAGCAGGCGCGGCTTAACTCGGAACTGTCCGAGCTCGGTGTAAACACGATCAAGCACAAGGAAAAGCAGGCTGAGATTGAGAAGAACGCAACGGCTCTTCTTGAGGTACAAAATGCGTACATCAAGGAGATGAACGATAACAACGAGAAGCTTAACAAGAGCCGAGATGACGCTGCCGAGAAGGAATTGAAGGTATTGCGCGATGAGCAGCGACTGCTCGACCGTCTCGCTGATGCTCGCTTCACGCAGCTATCGACGGAAGAAAAGATCCTGGTAATTGAAAAGGACATCGCGGCTACCCAGAACCGCATTGTTCAGGATCAGAAGCTCGGAAATTCAACCGTAGAGGATCAGATCGAGCTCATCAATCTTCAGAACAAGCTGGTAGCTACTCAACGGGATTTAGCTGCGGAACGGCTTCAGATTGAGAAGCAGACCGCGCAAGTTGAGCAGCAGCGGATTCAGCAGCAGGCATTTGGAATGTCGATACGAGGGCAGAGCCAGTTTGGCCGCGCATCGGACGAAGCCCTGCAAGAGACCATTAGGCGAAGCGAGCAGCAGGCAATCAACCTACTCCAGACGCCCGAAGGAATGAAGTACGACCGGGGAGAAGCGGCCCGCCTCCAGCTTGAGGCCCAGAATGCCCGCCGCGAACTCCAGTTCCGCGAGAGCCTGCGCCAGGATGTTCGAAACATGGGCGTCGAAGGTGCGCGGAGCCAGTTCCGCGGTGACCCGCTGGCGTTCGACACGCTCATCCAGCGATTCGTGACCGATACTCGCAGCACCGCTGAGATCCAGAAAGAACAGACCGACCAGCTGCGTGACCTCAATGCCCGCCTTTCCAAGTTCGGCCTGACCAAGTAAACCCATGCCCTACCAAGACGGCACATTCACCAGCGCGGTTCAAAACGGGCCGAAGCAGATATTTTACCCGTTCCTCAATTCGCCCACGAAGGATTCAACGACGAAGGGCACCATTCGTACAATGGTGAGTCTGCCGAATTACTACGCTACGCTTGCGGCTCTAAGCACGGATCCCGACGATTCGACCCAATACCTCATTGAGGAGACGGAGCCTTCGATTGATTCGGCCATTGCTAGATGGCAGCGGACTTACTGCAAGGTGCCTGGAGACCAGGTGATTTATGGTTCACGGGTAATAACTAAGCCGAATCCATCAACGCTCGGAATCGCTGGCTCAGTTTTGTTGGATTACACTGGGGGAGTTAGTCCAGCTAACCGAGGAAATATTGTTCAATACGTCAACAAGTTGTGGGCAAATAATCAAGTTTATAACTACAACTCCACCTCGTCATCCGTAACGGTTCCGACTTCAGGTACATTTACTCTTACCTACAAAACTAGCACAAGTGCAGCGATTAATTACAATGAGACTAGTGCAAATATTCAAACGACGCTGAATGCACTTGCAGCAGTTGTGGCAGATGGAGTTACATTTTCTGTCACCACTTATCTGACGCTGAACGGGATAATCGTGCTAAGTGTTACTGCTGGAACGACGACATCACCCGTCATAATGAATGCGGGATCATTGAATCCGGCAGCTTCAAGAACAGCTTTCACTCCCGTTTCTGGATTAAGCCAAACTATTTACATAGGAGCAAGAGCAACCGTGATTGCTCACGGATTTAATACATCAAACAACTTGTTCCTTTTCGAATCATCTGGGGTGGGACGGTTGCTTCCGTCAACTTTGTGGCAATCTGTAGATTCTGACACAATTTCATTTTGTGCATTTGGCACATTCAATTCATCAGTTGTTTCAGCTGGTCAGTTTTTAAGAAATTACACGCCTGGAACAGATCGAGTGGGAACAAAGAACACGCAGAAGTTTTACCTTCCGGGAGTCACCGTTGGAATTACGACCGCTGCGGATATTCCGATTCCTTCAACGCTCCTGAATGACGCGGACTTTTTGGCATCGGTCATAGCGAATACCAGCGGCTATCAGACCTACGACGCCAACGAACTAACCACTTGGCGCGGTCCAATCTATACCCAAACGCTTACCGACATCAACATGGCCGATGTCTGATAAAATCGAGATTCCTTCATCAGTTGCGGAACTGATTCAAGACCCAAAGCGAATCCAGGATGCGCTTGAGATACTCAACGCCCTGGTTGCTTTGCAGGTTCGCCTAACTACGCCACAGGGATCAAATCGACTGGCTAGTGGTGTGTCGGTGATTCAGGGCGACTCAAAAGGCGGATATCTGATCCCGCTCCCGCTCCAGAGTCCAAATAACTGGGCAGCTGCAACTGGCACCGCGACGCGAACGACGTTCGCCACTTCCACCGTTACCACCGCACAGCTGGCAGAGCGGGTAAAAGCCCTCATCGACGACTTGCAATCAGTCAAAATCCTTCCAGGCAGCTAACCTTGACGAGAGCACCCATTCCAAATGGCCCGCAACGACATCTTCGTAAACATCAACGCGATCAGTCCCGCCGATGCCTTCGTGACGGGCCAGCAGGACATGACGGCTGCGGACGCTCCTGAGCTCATCCTGGGCGACACGCCGACGTTCAACTTTTACTTTACAGACAACACCAACACGTGGCCCAGCTGGGCTGGGAATGCCGCCTACACGGTCACGTGGGCGCTCTCGGATGCGGTGTCTGGGGACTTCGCTCCCGCGGCTACGACGGGTAACGCCACTCCGATCACGGGCGGCTGGAGCATTGATCTCCCGCTGAATGCTTACGACCTGGTGGGTCTGCTGAATAGCAAGCGCATCAGTCAGGCTTACCCGGTTACGTATCTTTGGCAGCAAATCCGCGTCACGGCTCCCAGCGGGAAGGAAGTCACGCGGGCGATGGTTTACACGCCGATCCGTTACCGCGCGATTTCTGATACCCAGAACACCGAAAGCGCCACTCCGACCGGAGGCCGCTTTGTCACAGTTAACAATACCAACGACCTTACGACGCCGACGCTGGCGCAGTTTTACGACGCCAATCCGGTCCCTGCATCGGCTCTTCCGCTGGGGCTCGGTACGGACACGGCTCCTGCGAATGGAGAATTGCTGATTGGCAATGGGAGCGGCTATGTGACTAGTACGCTGACGGCTGGTACGGGCGTGACCATCACGAATGGCGCTGGCTCGATAACCATCGACGCCACCGGAGCTCAGGAGCTGCTGACCGCGACGGTTAAGAATGCGGAATCCGTTCCGATCACGAAGGGCCAGGTCGTTTATCTGTTTTCGGCTACAGGCAATATGCCTTCGGTGAAGCTCGCGGCCAACACCAGCGACGCGACCTCGGCTAAGACGTTTGGCGTTGTCAGTTCCACCAGCATCGCGGCCAACGGCACCGGCACGGTAACCTGCGTCGGTGTAGTGGATGGTCTGAACCTGGGCGCATTCAACGACGGCGACACCGTTTATCTCGGCGCGACCGCTGGCACCATCACGGCGACCAAGCCTTACGCGCCCAACCATCTGGTTTACGTCGGCATCATCGAGCGGGCGAACGCAGGGAACGGCGAACTGTACGTCAAAGTCCAAAACGGCTACGAACTCGACGAGATCCACGATGTGCAGATCACGTCCGCTCCCGCGGCTGGTGCGCTGCTGATGCGCGACGCGACGAACTCGCTTTGGAAGGCCAACCGACTCTCGGCTGGCACCAACATCGCGGTTACCAATGCCGACACGTCTGTGACCATCGGCCTGACCGGCACGGTTGCGGTGGCGAATGGCGGCACGGGTGTCACGACCAGCACGGGTTCCGGTAGCGTCGTCCTTTCCACATCGCCGAGCCTCACAACGCCGATCCTGGGGACTCCGCAGAGCGGCACGCTGACGAACTGCACCGGGCTTCCGGTCAGCACGGGAGTTTCGGGTCTGGGTTCTGGCGTCGCCACCTTCCTGGCTACGCCGACGAGCGCCAATCTTCGGACCGTTGTTACGGACGAAACCGGAACGGGTGCGTTGGTGTTCGCCAACACGCCCACTTTGGTGACGCCTGATATCGGCGCGGCCACCGGAACCTCGGCGACCCTGACTGGGAATGCTAACGTCTCAGACGTGCGCCTGGGCGGCACCTCCGGCCCGTCCGCCAAGTCCTCCATCGCGGCGCGGGCGGCGCGGCAGGGGCTGGTGCAGGACGGAACCAACGGCGTCAGCGTTAGTGCGCCTGCACTTGGAACGGCGGACTTCTCCATCTCGTTCTTCGTTCGACGGGACAGTTCTTCGGTTCAGCAGTACCTCATCGGCAACGACAACCTCGGTTGCTTGTACGTCGGCTTCAGAACCTCCGGGGCGCTTTACAGCGGCAAAGCTGGCGGCTCGGCCAACGGCGATCTAAACATCGGCAACGTCGTCGGCAAGTGGCAGCACATCGTCCTTGTTCGCTCTGGTGGAAACATCACGGGCTATGCGGATGGCGTCTCAGTTGGCTCGGTCACGGACGCTGGTTCCAACTACACCGCTGGCGCTTACAGCCTCTTCCAAGCGAGTGCTGGCGTTGGTGCGCTCGTTGGTGCTGCTCTATCGCCTTACATCTACAACCGCGCCCTCTCCGCCGCCGAGGTGGTGAGCCTGTACGAGGCGGGCGTGCCGAGCGGGGCGGATTACAACTCGGCGAGCAATACGTCGATCAACACGTCGGCTTGCGTTAACCTTTCTTACACTTCGTTTACTGGGGCCTCCGCTTCGGGCTTTACTGCCGTTGCTAACGGCATTTGCTATGCTCGCACCGCTCCCACCGCAACTATTACTGCTGGGCAGCGGGTTCGTCTTACCGGCACGCTTACGTTGAACAACGGAAAGACGGTTGTTCCGCAGGTGTATGTAGACAATTCTGGAACGTCGGTCGCACTTACTGCTGGTTCGTTCAACGTCACAATTTCTGGAGGAACTGCGGCTACGGCGTCCAACATCATCTTTACGACTTCTGGTGATGCGGACTACACCATTTCCAGCCTCAGCATCACTCGCCTCGGCCTCCTCCTCGCCCCCGACGCGGCGCAGTCAGGCGGCGGCCTGACGTGGTACGACACGTCCGGCAACGCGGCCAACATCACGCTCCCGGCCTCGGGCGTGACGTGGAATGTGCCGAGCAGCCTCAAGACGGCCAGCGGGTGGACGTATGGTGGAACGCTCGCTACTACTGGAAATCTCAACATCACAGGTGGGTCAGGTAATTACTTTGAAGCTCCCAACCTGAATCCTCCTGCTCTTGGAGCTACTGGCGGCTCCATGCGCCTGCTGTATCAGTCGCTTTATGGCCTGCTTACTGGCGTTTCTGGTAGCGGTGCTGGCTGGATTCAGCAGCAGCGTGTCGATGGTTCCGCAACCGCTTATCCGCTCTGGCTGAATCCCAGCGGCGGCAACGTCCTCATCGGCACGACCACCGACGGCGGGCAGAAGTTGCAGGTGGCGGGGACGGGTATCGTAAAGGGCAGCTTCTTTTCTGCGCGAAGCGATAACACGGGATCAATCCAACTGATTCCGACCAGCGGCGTCTCGGCTGGCAGCGACATTGAGAGCTTCAACGGCTCAACTTCGCTCTACGCTAGACTGAACATGAGGACGGAGTCGTTCCAAATCTTCACGGGATCCAGCGGCAATACCCTGTGCGCCACGTTCAGCGGGTTTGATAACAGCGCGACGTTTGCGGGGCGGGTTCGCTCTGCGGATGGATCAAGTTCCTCGGTGGGCTTTGGCTTTTCCTCTGAAGTGAACACGGGTTTTTACCGGCCCTATGCTTCGTGGATGCAGTTTGAGGTCGCGGGAACGGATGCCATCGCGCTGGTGAACAGCTACAACGGAGCAAGCGGAAACATGATGCTTATCAGCAATCTGACCACGGCTCCGACTTCCAATCCGTCTGGCGGCGGATTCTTGTTCGTGCAGGGAGGTGCGCTCAAATACCGTGGCTCATCCGGCACCGTGACCACCATCGCCAACGCTTAATTCCATGCAGACAAATGTAATCCCCGTCGCCGTTTTCCCCGGCACCGCCAACGTCCTGATGATCCGCTCCACGGGCCTCGGCCCGCCGCCGAGCTACTACTACGAGTTGCAAGAAATCCTGTTCGACGAGCAGTTCAACCCGTCGCTGCGGACGCTGAAGAACGGCAATGTGAACATGACGCCAGAGCAATGGCAGGCGTGGCCCGCTGGCCTCGGCGCGGACGGCGACACCGAGTACCAGCTTGACTGCATCTCGGCCAATTTGGGGCTGACCCGCGAGGTTAAGCCCGCTGCTTAGTAATGGGCGAGACCCTCAAGTCCGCGTTCGTCCGCTGGCCGCATTGCGCTGCCACCTACGCTGGGCTTGCCCTGCTGGTGGCCCTGCTGTTCTTCCGGCAGGAGCCGCCGCTCAACCCCATTGAGACGCACGCCGTGGACAACCCGTTCCTCGCTGCCGCTGCCCATGCTGGGCGGGTAGGTGGGCGGGTTTACACGGTTAGCTTCACGGGCAGCATGAAGCCCTTGCTGCAAGGCGGGGAGTCGGTGGTGGCGGTGGGCGAGTTCCCGGCGGTCAAAAAGGGCGACGTGCTGATCTACGACGGCACGCTCAACCCGTATGGCCCAGTCACGACCATTGTCCACCGGGCGGTTGATCGGGACAAGGGCGGGTGGATCATGAGCGGGGACAACAACGCGCACACCGAGACGTGGAGCCGAGTCACCGCCTCGAACTACCGTGGAACCGTCGTTGCGATCTACCGCAAGATTTAGCAATTTCACGGCATGGACACCATCACTCCCACGCAAGCCCTTGAGATTCTCGCCCAGGCCGCGGCCCAGTTCCGCGGCACTCGCCAGGAGCACGAACTGCTCGAGAAGGCGATCCGCACGTTAGTTCCGCTGACCGAGGATAAGTAATTGTCCTTAGTCGCTATGGTATGCCTGGCATTCTCGACACCATTCTGAACGCTGCCAGCGGTGGCGTTGTCGGTGGTCTGCTGCATCTCGGGACATCCGTGTTCGAGGTGTGGAAGAAGAAGAAGGACGCCGAAGTCGAGATCATGCTCCTCCAGGCTAAGGTGCAGGCCGCGGAGAAAGAGGCCGCGTGGAATGCGTTTGCGAAGAGCCAGGACACGAATCGGGCGCTAACGATCCCCGCGAATGCGTCGCCGATTATGGCGAATGTCTATTTGGCCGTCGATGCGTTCCGCAACTTCACGCGGCCCGGGCTGACCTGGGGGCTGCTCCTGGTGCTTGTTTATGCCTTTGCGGCTTCGCCAGACGCGACCCGGGCTCAGATGCTGGACGAGATCACCTTTGGCGCGTTCACGGCGCTCTTTTGGTGGTTCGGCTCACGCTATTCCAAACGATGAGCGCGGACGAACTGGCAACGATCAAGGAAACGCTGGCTCGTATCGAGAAGGCGATTGTGGGTGACAAAGAAATGGGCCAGCGAGGCATCGTAGAACGGCTTAACGACCTCGAGAAGCACATTGCCGAGCACGATAAGAAGCTGATCCTATGGGGTGGAATCGTGACCGGTGCCGTGTTCGCGCTGACCCATCTGCGGGATAAGTTTCTTAAATGAAGGCCCAGCGGTTCATCGTCGCTTCGGACAATCACGGCGACATGGCCGACGAAGGAGTCTGCGAGGCTCTCTTCGCGTTTATCAAGGACTTCAAGCCAGAGATACGGGTGCACGCTGGGGACAACTGGGACTTCCGAAACTTACGGAAGGGGGCCAGCGATGACGAGAAGGCTGCAAGCCTGGTGGACGACTGGGAGGCTGGATCCGACTTCCTTAAACGCTTCTTTGACGGGGGGCGGTCCAATCACTTTCTCCGCGGTAACCACGACGAGAGGCTATGGCATTTCTCTGAGTCAGCGACGGGACTGCTGCGGGACTACTCCCGCGATGGAATTCGCCGTATCGAGCAGCTGGTAGGGGCCTGCAAGGCCAAGATGCTGCCTTACGATTCAGCCAAGGGGGTGCTGGATCTCGGCGCCCTGAGGGTCATTCACGGTTACCATGCGGGCATCGGCGCGGCTAGGGCACACGCCAACGTATATCGCAATTGCTTGTTTGGTCACGTCCACACCATTGAGAGCGCACCAGTCGCCAGCCTGGAGCCAGCGGAAGCGCGGAGCATCGGCTGCCTGTGCAAGCGGGACATGGACTATATTTCGAGTAAGACCGGAAAGCTCCGGTGGGCTCAAGGTTGGGCCTACGGCATCTTAATCGATGGGGGGGCCTCCTATCAGCTATGGCAGGCCCGTTCTATCGGGGGCAGGGTCTATGCAGCGACGGGGGTGCAATCTTACTAGGGGGCGGCCTCAAATGCCCGCAAAACGCAAGGAACGGCGCGCCAGGGGCATTTCTACCGGGGTGCCTATTACCCCACCCATCAAGGGTGCATCGGCATGGGCGGCAGCAGTATGGCAGGCCATCGCGCCGCCATCGGGCGAGATTCCGCCAGGTTGGGGAAGGCAGGAGGACTTCGCCAAAGAATGGAAGCTCTCGCTTGTCCACACGCGACGGATGCTCAACCAAGCCGTGAAGAACGGTAAGCTCGAGAAGCGCGTCATCGTAGCCATCGGGAAGGATGGTCATCCGCATCGGTCACCGATTTACGGGTTGATGGACTGAGGGTTACCCGAGGTCGAGACGCGGGCGATGGCCCCGGACATTTGAAGGAATCTTTTTGCGCTGGAGCGTGTGCGCC